CTTGATTTCTCAAGGAAAAGGTGTGAATCATTGGAATTATCAGTTTTGGTCGGGGCTTGAAAAGCCACCCACCACACTGGTTATCTCCCACTCACCCTTGCGGGCGCTACACCGTTAAAACGGTGAAGCCTTCCGTAGCTTGATGTCGACGGCATACGGGCGTCCAGAACGCCTCAAGTGATCATCGGCAATCGGCAAATTACCGGCGAGCGGCTCATCAAGATCAGTTTGATCTTGGGAGGCACATCGCAAGTGATACTTGAGTAGGGCGTCTGATCCGTCAAGTTCATTGACGGGTAATCTCGCCTTCACAACATAGCCCCTTACCAAGGGGGCATGAGTGTCGGCGGATACTTCTTGGGTTTCGTACCCAAGAAAACTATGACGTCCTATCACTGGTGAGGTTGGGGATACAACAGGATGATGTTTGATCACCTTCCTGATATCCTCATCCAGTAGTTTCACTGCATCCCATAGTCCAGCGTAGTATAACTGGTTTCTTAGGGAATTCCATGAAACTACTCCAGTTGCGTCCTTCCGAGACGTAGGTGGCATTTCTCTGACGCGGACAAGACTTACGTCCTCGCCATCGAAATACTCCTTACCACAAGACTCTCTGAACCTTCCGGTCCAGAATGACTTGTGCTCGTTTACCCGAGACCCAAAAGTCTCGAGAGCGAGTGTCACGGAATGCACATATTCTTTGGGGACAATCAGGTCATCCCCAAAGACACGCACCTGGTTCAAGAAGCGACGAAAGTCACTTCTCGACCTAAAACGGGTGTTGAGCTCACGTTCAATCCCAATGAAGATTATGGTCAAAAAGACCATGGCCTCCATAGGAAAGCACAGAGCCGAACCCATAGACGCAAACTTGGCAAGCCGGACAAGTCCGGGATTGCCAGGAACCCGCGCCCGCCTAGAGCGAGTTGCATCAACTGCCCCACTCAAATGGGGGTAATTGAGCAACATAGCTCTGACGAGCTGGTTTGAGACCCGATCGGATGCTTCACTCAAATCGAGTGTAGCAAGGTTCCCAGTTTTGGAACCTTTCTTAGCAAGCTCCTGGTTAGGAACTTGCGATAGGAAACCGATCATGTTCTGAAGGATGGTATCCTTCTCGACATAATCGTAAATCACGGTTTGGAGTCCCTTCTGCATGTACATCATAGCAGTCGGTTCCATCCCGATTATACGTGGGCCCTTTAGCGTCTTAGGAACAGTAATTACCCTCACGGGTTCTTCTGCTCCAGGTTCGAGGATGTCAACCTCCTCCAATCTATCCGTAAAACGATGATTGGAGATGAGGGTTTCCCACATGGGGAACACCTCGTTGAGGCGAGCGGGCCAAGTGTTCTGACGGAACTTCTGATTACCTATCAGTCGATCCGCCGTCGCACCTGGACCATGTTGTGGCACCACCTTGCCATGGTAGACATCACTGTCTACTTTAGCAAGAACTGGAGCAAACAACAAATGTGAGACACGCACGAAGTCCTCCAAATCAATGGGGTCGCGTGCGTCATCACATGCTCTGACGTCCTTCTCACATTCAAGGTATCCCTGGAAAGCATCGCGAACCCTTGCATCACTGCAAGGGATCTCGATCTTACCAAACATCAACGTCAGTTGACGAATGGCTCGTATTGAGTCAATCGAG